CTCACGGGCGGTGGTCAGTGCTGGCGTGATCGTCGCGCCACAGGAATCCGTACAGGAGGAACTCGTGGGAACCAACGACACCTCAATTTCCATAACCTGGAAGGAGAGGAGTGCGCTGTCGTTTCCCTGGTCTACGAAGTCGACCACCTACGGTAACACCGAAGAGTGGTTCAGCTTCAACCATTTTCCGTTGAATACTAAAACGGACGATGGGGGCCCCTGGATGCTTAGGCGCCAGTGGGACCGACCAACCTTCGCCACCATACACACCGGCAAATATGACGGACCGTGTACGGTACAGGCACCTGGGTCTTACTCGTTCCAAACGAGCGACCCAGTTCAGGCGACTAACGCTGAGCTCGACAGCAAAGGTACTACCGCTGTCGCGCGTAGCGCGCCGACAAACCCCGCGTTCTCCCTCTCCACTTCGCTTGCGGAGTTGGTGAGGGACGGGGTGCCTAGTGGAATTGGCTCCAACCTTATTCGTGAACGGGCCCAAGTGGCCCGAGCAGCGGGTAAGGAGTACCTGAACGTTGAGTTCGGGTGGAAGCCATTGCTCTCGGATGTCCGCGACTTCGCAAGGGTCGTGAAACATTCGCATGAGCTCTTGGAGGGCTACCGTAAAGGTAGCGACACCAAGATCCGGCGAGGATACGATTTCCCCACTGCAGATAAGACGGTAATGTGGTCTGGGGGAGGTTTCGCCCAGACACCCGGCTTTTTCTACAGTGGTCCAGGGACCATCATGGAACGATCGTTTTCCCGCGCCTGGTTTCGTGGAGCATTTCGCTACCACATCCCGGCAGGGGACGACATCGTTAGCAAGTTCCAGCGTTGGAGGAGCTACTCTGACCACCTTTTGGGGTGGCAGGTGACTCCCGAAACGCTCTGGAACATTGCACCCTGGTCTTGGGCCGCCGACTGGTGGGGCACGACTGGTGATGTTCTCACCAACGTGTCAAACCTAGGTCGAGACGGCCTGGTGATGCAATACGGGTACTCAATGAGCCATCGGCTCAGAGAGCAACGGTTGATCGCGACCTTATCGATCGCGGACATCCCAGACCCGACCGTCGGACGCTACAAACTCTTTGAGTTCAAGCAACGACGGGAAGCAACACCTTACGGATTCGGCATCAGTCCGCAAGCCCTCACGGGCAAGCAGCTGGCCGTACTAGGAGCACTCGGGTTATCGCACACCTGAGGCCCTAGTTTGCCCACTCAGCACAGAGACTGAGTGGTTCAGGGCTTTCCACAGCCCTACCCCACGACGCAGTAGATTGCTGCGCCCCCCCGGCTCATCACCGGGAATCAAGGAAGGACTGCCATCAATGGCATTTGCCGATCCTCAGACCGTGACGATCAATGCGGTCGCCCAGAGCATGCCTCGGACTTCATCCGGGAACAACTCTGGTGCGTTCCGCACGGCGGACGGGCTGGTACAGCTCACCCTCTCGCATCGCTATGCGAAGGGTCGGGCCAACCGCCTCATCCGCCTCGATCATGCCAAGACCGCCGCGGACCCGTTTCTCGCGGGTACCAACGTGCGGTACAACGGCAGCGTGTGGCTCGTGACGGACTTCCCGTCCGACTACGGCTACACGCTGACCGAGGCAAAGCAGGTGGTCGACGGTTTCACCGCCTACCTCACTGCTTCATCTGGCGCCAACATCACCAAGCTTCTCGGTGGTGAACGCTGCCCAAAAAGTTCTCCAGGATTGATTACCCTGGTGAGCCCGAGGTCAAAGCCAGAACGGTCTCATGCTTACTCGTGTTGGCCACCGTCGCCCTTGTGGCGGTGGTGGCCCTCACGGGCATGACAGTTGTCCTAATCGAACTTCTGTCTGTGCATGAGTGAGGATTTGATGGCTGAGGAACGCTACCCCCCAGTAGGAGGGAACGTTGAAAAGCCTGATCGTCCTGTGGACTCAGCTGTCGAGCGAGCTCGGCAGCTGGTGTCACGTCAGCACCACTCTCGATTGTAAAAAGCTCGAGAGGCGTGTCGAACACGAAGGTGATCAGTTTCTTATGATCACCCTTCCCCAGTTCGATAAAGGGCTGTTAAAGGCCCTCGAACAAGGGAAGATTGAGCCCTGCCTCTTTCCAGGTTTTGCTTGGAGAGGTGGTCTCCCGCTATTTCTAGGGGGGTTCCTGGCTCGTGTGTTCGACCGTGGTACTGGACGGCTGCTCGATGAGCCGTGCATCGATTCCATCTTCGCCATCAGGCAGCTCTGCTGTCTGGCTGGGAAGATCCTCCGGCCGGTCAGTGATGACCGGCTCAGAGGCGCGATGCGCGACTACATTCGAGTAGATGAGGAAGTTGAAGCAAGTGACAAGGTAATTCTCTCTTCCCCCGAACTCCTCACGGAGTTCGAGAGAATGTCACTGCTCCTCTGGTCGGACGTCTTCACGGCTGTCGACGCCGAGGTGTACATGTCAATACACCAACGGCTCGACAGTCAGACGCTCCTACCGAGGCATGGTCCCGGGGCTACGGCCGACCGGCTTCTGGGAAACCAGAAGTACGATCAGGTCGAATGGCCCTGTCGACTGGACGACGTCTTTCCATACGGATCGACTGTCCTCCCATCGGCTTCTTATGAAAGAGAAGTCGACCATGTCAAGTTCCTGGAGCCTGATGCGGAAAGACCCGTGAGGGTCGTATCCGTACCTAAAACGCTCAAAACCCCAAGAATCATCGCGACTGAGCCAACCTGCATGCAGTTCACGCAGCAGGCCATTGCCCAGAGCTTGATTCAGAAGCTTGAAAGCAGGCGCCTCGGCATAAACACCCGAGACAACCTCGCTTACGGCTTCGTCGGATTCACTGACCAGGACCCAAACCGGGACATGGCCAGACAGGGGAGTCGTGACAAGACTCTCGCCACACTCGACATGAGTGAGGCATCCGATAGGGTTTCGAATCTGCATGTAGTCTCCTTGTTGTCGAGATGGCCGCACCTCGGTGCTGCCATCCAGGCAACTCGGTCGACCAAGGCAGATGTACAAGG